CTGTCTTTTTCTTTATCGTGTTTATCTTTAAGTTGTTCTCTTTCTCTTTTTTGTTTAACACCCAATGCATCTGTTACTCTATCTTCTTCTAATCTTTTTTCCATCTCTGCTGGATGTTCATATTCAGCTGCAAGTGCAACATTTTTCATAGGTTTCATGGTCAATGCAGTTTTCCATGCATTTGCCATTTTGTTTGTAGGGAAAGATTTTACAAAAGATTTAAGTCTAGGAAACACTTTAGTTGTATTTTTTTCTAAATCTTTTACATCACCATCATTGTCGATGATAAAGAAATTTGCACGACCAAATGTATTTTGTAGTTTACCCATGTTTGAACGAACTTTTGCATGGTTGTCTTGTACTATCTTGTCTGGTATACTTCTTTCTCTTGTTCTATTTCTATCTAATGCAGTTTCTAAAGAAGTATTTACGAATACCATTGCAGTTTCATAACCAAGTTGTTCTAGTAGTTTCTTTTGTACGAGTAGTTTCTTGATATCTCTTGCAGTTGAATCTATCACTAAACCCATACGACCTTTGACTAACATGTCTTGTCGTTTTGCAGTCATAGCTTTTGCATGAACTCTGATTGCATCTCTTTGTTCTTCTTCATCTTCTGGCATCTTAAGTGAAAGACCTGCTTTCTTAAGACCTTGTTCAAAAGATGTGTCTGAGTTTACTGGTCGTAAACCCATAGACTGAAAACCTAATTTTTTTGCCGCAAGGGATTTACCACTGCCAGGCCCACCTGCCATAAAGACAGCTTTAAAAATGCCTGGGTCATTAATTCCCTCGTTAAGTGATGCGTATATCTCTTCCAATGTCATTTCTTATGTACTCTGGTATATGATGAAACTCTTCTGCGAGTCCCATTCCTTTTCTAATTGATTTATATAACTGTTTTCCTTGTCTAAAAGTTCTTGGTAATGCAGAAATAAATCCTTTCTCATCACCATCGAAAGCCATTGCTCTCATCTTAGATGCAGACATACCAGATATGTCATCTGCATCTGGGTCTCTTTCACCTGCTGATACCAATTCGATATCATTAAAGTTGTAGAAACCATGTCTACCTTTCACACCATTGTACTTTGTGAGTAGACTTTGAAATTCTCGTAATCTATCTGAACCAGCAACCATCTTTACACTTCTGTATCCTTGGTTATATAAATCAACAACTACATCAAATACTGTTCTAGAATTAGATGTAGAAACTGTTACTTTTGCTGGTCTGAACAAGAGTTTCATGAACTTTGTTTTGGTTCTATAATCCAATGGATTTTTCTTTGGGTCTTGACTATGACTTGTATAGATAAACCCATCATCTGAACCTGCGACCTGTTTTACTTTCATTGCAAGTTTGAGATGTCCAGCAGTTGGTGGATTGAACCTACCAAATGCAAAGACAGCTGCCTTAGATTTCACCTCAACTATGTCTTTGAAAGATTTCATATAGGTATTTATGTATTTTGGAATTTCTGTTGATTGTTTTTAAGACACTCATACTCAATATCAATAAGTTCTCGACATCTTTCCCACCAGTCTTTAAGGTCTTCGTCTTCTTGTAAATCACTCATGACATGTTGTCTTATATGTGGTGTAATGTTAATATGTGTATGAGAATGCATATTATGTTTTTCATTGACATGAAAATTTTCTAGTGCATCTTGAGAGATGAATCCTAAATTTACTAAACTATCAATTATACCTGTACTTTTTTGTAAAGACTCATTGTCTACACCCATATGACCATTACCTTCACCTTTGTAGTCTACTTCATGTTTGTAGTGTATAAAATTATCATATAAGTCATACATTGATTTACCTTTCCATAAAGGTCTTCCGAGAATAAAGGTATGATTTGTTTGTGGGCCATCTAGACCACCTATTGTAAGATACTCTGGTTCTGTAAAAAATAGTAATCTTTTACATGCATTATATAAAAGTTCCCATCCCTTTTCTGTATTTGCAATCGTATCATACTTCCAAGGATTTAAAAGACCATTATCCATTTCTGTAATTAAACCAGACATAAACCTGTCCCAAGGGTCTCTAACTACTAAGTATGTTGTATAGTCTTTGAATGGTTCTAGGGTTTGAAAAGGTGGAGAAAAACTACTTTCTCTGGTAAAGATTTTTTCGTGGTTATCTGTAAATTCTTGAGGCCAAATGATAGAATTTTCTTTACCGAATAATTCTTCAATTTGTTTTTTATCCCTATTCCAGACAAGTTTTGCAGAGTAGTTGTATTGATGATTTTTTGATTTTATATCTTTATCTACAGCTTCTTCATCTCTAACAGTATTAATTCTATGTGTATCTGAAAGTAAATCATTATAAAGTATTTCTAAATCTTCTTTACTCATCCAATTTTTAGGATATCTATCTTCGTCTTCAATCCATATCCAATCATCACCCTCTACCTCGTTCATGTAGTTTAGATAAAAACGAATAGAAGAATGTCCTACTTTACGAGGACATGTAAGTATAACTTTTCTCTTTTTTGAAATGAAAGTGGGATGACATCGTTCCCAAACAGTATTACCTTCCCACTCTAAAACATGTTGACTTAATTCAAATGGTTCACCAGATGAATCTTCAACCATGTACTTATCATTTTCAAAATGAAAGGCAGTTTTTCCGAAGTTCTTCAAAGACTTTGACATAATATATCTCCATAATTTATTTATCCCAGTTTTTCTGGACTGTAAAGTTATTTAGTGAGAATTCCATTCGGTCTACTAACTTTACTGCACCACCTAAGTTATCGTCTATTGCAACGAAACCTTCTGGTGCAACCACATCAAAACCATTATCTTTCTTGACGAATAGATTGGTTAATTGTTTTGCTTTGTTTAACTTATATAGTATTTTAGTTTTACCATAATTTATAAGTGCTTGAAACTCTACCAACTTTACAAGTATTGGTAAAGACTTTCTTATTTCAGATAAAAACATATTCATGTTTTTTTGTTTTGCTTCTTTACCTCTTGGTGATTTCAATTTATCTATTTCTTTTTGTAATCTTTCTTCTGCAAATTTGAAGTATCCATCTGCATGTTTCTTGTAGTTTAGTTTGAGTAAGTTATCTTGAGCTCTAACTCTACTGTTATGATATGTTTTATAAGTTGCACCAGCAATCATACTCTCTTGCATTTTAAGAAACTTATTAAGTTGAGGTGCAGATATTGATTGAAAAACTTTACCTGCTCTGGACATTAATCTGGTCATTTCTACACTATCTTTCATATTGAATGTTGCAGTTCCAGATACATCGTTGTATGATGCATCGTCCATCCACACTTTAGATGATTTTTTTAACTTAGAAATATCTGCACCGAATGATGCTTTCATATTCGATAGTGAATCACCCTTGTAAGTTGTATGCCAAACAACACCTACATTTGCTTTTCTCATAGTAGATGCAAGTTTAGATGTAGAAGGTACTGCATACATGATTGTATTTGGTTGAAATGTCACATATGACTCACCATTAATCTTTTTGTTTTCTAGGTCTCCTTTGGTAAACATTAAATCACCTTGTAATATTCCTTTGATACCTAATCCTTTAAAATTATCTAAACACATGTGAAATTTATCTGCAAGGTCTCCAGATAATTTTTCATCTATCTCTTTATGTGTCCTGTAGAATTCCTGTTTCTTTGCAAACAATCCTTTCTTTGCAACTATAAATTCACCTGTCTCTGGATGTTCACCGACAAATACTGCTGGAGCTCCATCCCACTTTACAGTGACATTCTTTACACCTTTACTACCAGATGATAACATCTTAGACAATGATAGTAGGAACAGAATAGATTGTCTTGCACCATCTACTCCTGTGTTAAAAATTTCGTCTTCGATATGTTCTAAATGTAAATTTGCTTTTGCCATTATATCAGTGGGAATGATTTTGCAGATGATGTTATTTTAACATTTTGGACTTCTAATCCAAAAAAGTTTAACAGTGCATTGAACATTCCTTTTCCTAATTCTTTGATTTTTTTAAATACTGCTTTGACTCTTTTCATAATTGCATCTAAGATTTTCTTTGCTTGATTCTTTATTGCAGAACTTACATTTTTAACCTTTTGCACTAGTCTACTGAACATCTGAAATTCGTCTAGTTGTTCTATCTTACCTTCATGTAAAAGTTGCATTCCTATTCTTTCATTCTGTAATTCTTCTTTTACGATTTGTCTAAAGTTTAATTTACCACTTCTCATAGAGAGATAAGGTTTAGAACCACCACCACCTGTTTTAAATGATACATAAAACTTGTTTGTTTGTGCAAGAACTTTTGCATCCGATGGTTTGTTCATAGGAAGATGTTTAGTAATTGTTCCATTATCTGCATTAAACTCTACTAATTCATTTGCAACTGCAAGTGGTTCTGCAAATTTTCCTACTCCAGTTGCAGCTTCATAACAGAAGAATTGTTTGAAATCTAAACTTTCAAATAAAGAATCCATTTCAGAAGTTAATTCTTTTGCAGTAAATTGTAATCCTTCCATCTGTTCAATACTTTTCTTTTGTGCTGGTGTTAAAGGTTTACCACTATCTCTAAGTTTTTCTAATGCACCTATAGTTCCTTTTTCATTCATTTCACCCATTTTCTTTTCTAGATTATCAATAACATTCTTAACTTGTCTAGGTGAATTATCTCCCATCATTGACATTGCAGACTCAAATGTTGATATTGTTTCTTCTTTTTTACCAGACATCAACTGTGAACCACCTGCTTTCTTTAAAGATATCTTTCTTTTTCTTTTATTACCAAGTAAATCTGTTTTAGGTGTTTTGTTTTTACCTTTCCATTTTGGATTTAGTTTTGCAGTAGAAGCTCCAAATTGTTCTAAATCTTTTATTCCTAATTTCTTTTTGAATGTTTCTCCAAGTTTAACTGCATCCTCTCCATAGTTTGCCCAAAACTTTTCTGCTCTGTCCCACTCTGCACCTTCTTGTTTATCATTAACTGCAACTGCAATTAAAGCTTCCCAATCTTCTCCAGCTGGTGTTGGATTTCCATCTGGTAATCTAGTAAAGTAAGAACCATAAGAACTTGCAGTACCAGCTAAAGTTATTGATTTACCATCTGGTGCTTTAAGTTGTTTCCTTGCATCACCTGTTCCTATATCTACTGGTAA